ACTGGTGCAGGCATTTGCAAGATAACTGGGACGGACATAACTATGGGCAGTTTGCATGGGACTACATAAAACAAAACAATCTTGTACACTATGAATTGGAACGTGCTGGCTTAGACAATCAGCAACGCTTGCAATTTAAAAATCAACAGTTCTTTGTTGAACATGTTAATACTGTTTTTGATCAATTAACAAAACAAGCAGGTATAACTGACTTTGAATATGCATGGACCAATTCCAAATGCCAAGTAAACATCACCCAAGGCAATCTAGCAGAATATAAAATTCCAGACGGCGCTAGGGTGTGGATGAGTAATATCTTAGATTACAAATACACTCTAATAACAACTGATTACAATACATTGTTGAACTATGAAAACGCAACTAAGTCGTAAAATATTTGATAGGTTTTTAAATAGTGCTCCGGCATTACCGGAGTACAATGAACACGCAACCGCAGATTGGATACGCAAACAATCTGGATTGCCGTGGCTACCTCTTGACATCGAAATACCAACTGATGTTATTCTAAGTGAAATTCAAAACATCAAACACCTGTTGACTGTGCATCGTGACGATTATGCAGAGCATTCCGGGTGGAGTAGTTTTTGCATACACGGCAAAGCATACAACGCGACTCGTGAAGATGAACACTACAATGATTCGAGACCTTATATTTGGACACCCGAAGCCGAAGAACTAATGCCGCAAACAGTTGAGTTCTTTAAACAATGGCCTGCAGGAGGATTTAGAAGATTAAGAGTAATGCGCTTGGCCCCAAAAGGATGGATAGCAATTCACAGAGACACCAAAGTCAGCAACTTGCAACCAATAAATATTGCTATAACCCAACCTGAAGAGTGTGCTTTTGTAATGGAACGACACGGCCGTGTTCCATTTGAAACCGGAAAAGCATTACTGCTAGATATAAGCAATCTACACACAGTATTCAATGACAGTGATCAGGACAGATGGCACCTAATTGTTCATCAGCAATTTAACCTAGACGCTGACAATTTAGTTGCAAAAAGTTATAAAAAGTTTTATAATAGATCTAATGAAACAAGCAACAATCATAATCAAGGACGAAGTCAACATCAAAATTGAAGGTTTAGATTTAGACGTTCGCAAGGCTCTCGTCAACGCCTTTAAATATGACGTACCATATGCAAGATATCTGCCAGCGGTTCGACTAGGTCGCTGGGACGGTAAAGTAAGTTATTTTCAGTTAGGTGGCAGCACTTACACAAACTTGCTACCTGAAATCATGCCCATTATTGAAAAGTATGGGTATGATTTAGACTTAGATGATCAACGAACGTATTCAAATAGTTTTAACTTCGATCTAGTAGAAGAAAATCGCTGGGCATACAAGACTTGGCCCAAAGGACATCCTGCCGCAGGTGAACCTATTATGTTGCGTGACTATCAAGTAGAAGTCATCAACAGATTTTTAGAAAATCCGCAAAGCATACAAGAAGTGGCCACGGGTGCAGGTAAGACAATTACTACAGCCACGCTCAGTGCCGCTGTTGAGCCATATGGTAGATCAATCGTTATTGTCCCTAACAAGAGCCTAGTTACACAAACAGAAAAAGACTATATTAATCTAGGACTCGATGTAGGTGTTTACTTTGGCGATAGAAAAGAAGCAGGCAAAACGCATACTATTTGCACCTGGCAAAGTCTTAATGTGTTGTTAAAAAACACAAAATCCGGTACTGCTGACGTTACCATCGGCGAGTTTATTGAAGATGTTGTTTGTGTAATGGTTGACGAAGTACACATGGCCAAAGCAGATGCGTTAAAGACTTTGCTCACAGGTGTAATGAGTCACATTCCTATTCGTTGGGGACTCACAGGAACTATCCCCAAAGAGAAATTTGAAAGCCAGGCATTGTTGGTTAGCCTTGGTCCCGTTATTGGTAAATTGAGTGCCAACGAATTACAGCAGCAAGGTGTGTTAGCACAATGCCACGTTAACATTGTGCAACTAGTCGACCATGTAGAATACAAAGACTACCAAAGCGAGTTAAAATACTTGCTAGAAGAGAGCGGTAGGCTAGACACCATGGCAAATTTAATCAAGCAAGTTAATGAAACAGGCAATACGCTTGTGCTAGTAGATCGTACAGAATGCGGTCGCCAACTAGTTGAGCGACTAGGCGAACGTGCGGTGTTTGTGTCAGGAGCAACCAAAGCAAAGGATAGGCAGAATGAGTACGACGAAGTGGCAGAAGCCTCGGATAAAATTATTGTGGCTACATACGGCGTGGCTGCGGTTGGTATTAATATTCCTAGGATCTTTAATTTGGTGCTCGTTGAACCTGGGAAGAGTTTCGTACGAGTTATCCAATCGATTGGTCGTGGCATCCGCAAGGCTGAGGACAAAGATCATGTACAGATCTGGGATATCACGTCGACATGCAAGTTCGCAAAACGACACCTAACTAAACGCAAGCAATTTTACAAAGAAGCCAACTATCCGTTTACTGCGGAGAAATTAGATTGGATGAAAATCGCTTGACATTTGTCTACTAAAAATGTATTATATTAACATATGAAAATTTTAACCTTAGACAACCAGCACTATGATTTAGATCATCTACCTGAAGAGATAGACGATATGCGATTTGCTATTTTAGATAACTCTAATCCTGCAGACCCCGACTATCAATTTATTCCATTGATCTTTTTAGAATCCTTTAACAGTCCTGCGCTGGTATTACGAATCGGTGAACACACAATTAAAATGCCCATGGATTGGCAAATACTGATTGGCGAGCCAGACATTGGCGATTTAGAAGTACTGCCGCTAACAAGTATCAATGATCGTGGATTCAAAGTATTTCAATTCAACCCGCTATCCAGTTTCCGTCCTAGTTTTCCAGACATTGAAATCCTAGATGTGTATCACGAAGTAAGTTGGTATGCTCCTAAACTTAAAAACGGACAAATGCTAGCAGTACCACTCAGCAACGATGATAAACCTGACTGCGTTTACTTTGTCAAAGACGTAAGTCGTAATTGCGAGATTGTAGACTATAACAAGGCGTGGTAATGAAACTTTTATACACTCATCATGACATCGGTGGAGAAATTGTCAAAGACAACGAAACATATTTGTTGAAAGACAACAAAACGTTAAACAATCTTGTGGTAAGTTCAACAAAGTTATATCGTGGACAAGGTACTCGCGGGCACAACCATCCGGGACAAGAAGAAGTTTACTTTTTTGTACAAGGCACTGGAATTATGATTGTAGGCGATGAACGATTCCGTGTCGATTCGGGCAGTGTGGTGTTGATTCCTGACGGTGTATTTCACCAAGTGATCAATGACGGCGAGATGAACTTGACATTTAACTGTGTATTCCAAGGCACAAGGAACCACTGATGGGAAGTCTTGTACCTGGTGCAACTTACATTTACGAACGTTCTGGTGGAGCAATTTATGCTCGCGAGTTTGGCGCTGATCCTAGCACTCGACGGGTAGTTGGATATGAAAATAACGACCATCAAATTTCTGCATCCACTAAACGGTTGTTAACGCAACTTAATGAAGTTGTTAAGATGTGCGAAACAGATCCGGCAATGAAGGAATTATTGGATCAACTATTTGTATTGTACAACTTAAAGAAAACCAATGAGTGAAGTTTACTGCAAGGCTCCCTGGACCAGTGTAAGTTATATGCCTGGCGGCAAGTACTCTCCTTGCTGTGCTTGGGGCGGTAGTGCGTTTGATAGCCGCGAAGAAATGACTGAAGTAGTTGGTGGCGCTTTCCTTCGCGGCGAAGTCCCTCGTGAATGTGCCAATCCTTGCAAGCCAGGTCAAGCAGGGTGGCGTTCAATGTTTGAACGATTTGACACAGATTATAAAACACACCAAATACAATTTTTAGATTTTCGCAACAACAATCTTTGCAATTTAAAATGTCGTAGTTGCGGCCCAGGATTCAGTACAAGTTGGTCCAGCGAAGCCGGGGTCAAAGATATCAGTTTGTATAATCCAACAGATGTTGCGGACATGGATCTAAGCCAGTGTCAACAAGTTTATTTTGCTGGTGGTGAACCCTTGTTAAATCCACAGCATTATGAAGTGTTGGAAAAGTTAATTGCACAAGGCGCAGATCCTGCGTTGATGTACAGTACCAACATGACTGTGCTAGGCGCAAAGTCAAAAACTGTGAAGAATTTATGGCCTGCTTTTTCAACAGTTAATGTTCATGCTAGTATTGATGCAGTGGGCAAATATGCAGGTTTGGTACGTTCAGGGTCAGATTGGGAAGCAATAGAACAAAACCTGGAGTGGATGCGAACTCAATCTAATGTTAACATTCGGATCGCCACAGTAATCAGTGCAATCAACATTTGGTGGTTACCGGAGTTGTTAGAGTATTTTAGTTGGATGCAGTCTGGCCAATTTGAACCAGTGTTAGCCAACATAGATAGTACAATAGGCATTAGTGTTATTCCTTTACAGTACCGCGAACCGCTGATAGCAACATTGGAAAACTCCAAGTTCCGAGATCATATCAATGTAAGTGGTGCAATTACTGCACTAAAGACACAAGATCACAGTGATCAGTGGTATAAGTTTTTAACACAGCAATTGATACAAGACAACTATAGAAACGAATCGTGGTTTGATAACTTACCAATCAAACATGACGTATACAGAAAGACTTTGCAAATTGGATAAGTTAAGCATTGGCAATGAAATGCGCCAACTAGACACAAAGAACAGGGAGTTCTACGATGATCTCACGCCCGAAGAACGCAAGAAGTTTAGCACGTTCTTGATGTTACGCTGGGGTTCTGCGGTAGATGGTCCTCGAGAGTTGCAAGAGTATTATGTACAGAGTTGCAATCATTATCTAAACAAACACTTTTTTGATCTGGGCAAGCATCCTAAACTACAATGGTTGTGTGCTACTGCAATAAGTCCAGACATGGGAGCCATGCGACATAACTGGATTGCCCCTAAAAAGAAAGAAGCAGGCGCTAGTGCTAAACGCAAACAATTACAAGAAATCTATCCTACATACAAGGATGACGAGATTGAAGTAATGATGCAAATAACAACACAAAAAGAAATTGACGCTTGGTTCAAAGCAGCAGGTCACGACAAGAAAAAATGACATTTGAATGTGAGTTTTGCAAAAAGACTTTTGCTAAAGAAACAACTTTGGAATCGCACATGTGTGAACCAAAGCGCAGACACAGAGAGCAAAACGAAGCAGGACCTCGACTAGGGCTGCAAGCATTTTTACGATTCTACGAAATTGCACAAGGTTCTAAAAAAGCAAGAACGTTTGAAGACTTTGCAAAGTCAGCATACTACAAAGCATTTGTTAAGTTTGGCAGATACTGTGTGGACACCCATGTAATTAATCCCAGTCGTATGATTGACTGGCTGTTGAAAAACAACAAGAAGATTGATAATTGGTGTTCGGACAGAATGTACACAGAGTATTTGCTAGACTATCTCAAAGTTGAATCAGTTACAGACGCACTTGCTCGTGCAATCGAGTACGGTATTAGTTGGGCAGAAAAAACAGGACACCCGGCGCATGATTGTTTGCGTTATGGCAATACCAATGCTATCTGTTATGCAGTCACCACAGGGCGTGTGAGTCCTTGGGTAATTTACAATTCTGAGTCTGGGCAAAAGTTTTTAAGTGAACTGAGTTCTGAACAAGTAGCAATGATTTGGCCTTACATTGATTCGGATGTATGGCAACGTAAGTTTAAAGAGTACGCAGATGATCGTGCGTATGCACAGGAAATTTTAACAAAGGCAGGTTGGTAATGATCAAGAACATAACACCGGGACCCGGCATAACCATTAATAATAACTACAGCACATGGCCGACGTTTTATCACTCAGTTCAAACCACAGGTAATAGCCTGGTCGGTCAGATGCGATACAACGGTAGCAGCCAAAGCATAGAAGTCTATGATGGCAACTCGTGGTTGATGATGAATTCAGCATACCCCACAATTGAACTCAGCCCACATGTACAAGCAGTTGTGGCCTGGGCACAGGCCAAGATGGCAGAAGAATCTCGTATCCGAGAACTTGCGGCCAAGCATCCAACAGTAGCAGATGCATTAGAAGCAGTTAAACGTGCAGAAGAACAAGTTCAAATAGCCACAGCATTGTGTGATGTAAAATGATTTACATTGACTTTCAGGGCGGTTGTCACGGTAACTATTTGGAATTTGTTTGTAATAAGTTCCTGGCCAACGTTGAAGTAAGCAGCCCGAGCCCGTTTAATGCCCACGGTGCATCGCATAAAAAAATGTACGTAGGAGTAAAACAATTTCACAGTTGGCATTATTTTGAGTACAATAATCGAAAAACAAATCTTGTTAACAGTAAGATTATATCTATTAGAATCTCGCAAGATGATTTGTTGCCTGTAACAGCAATTTCTTTGCTTCGTGCCGGCGACTATGGCCTTGACAACAACCAACTTGAAATTGACACTTACAATAAACTTGACAATATTCACTATCGATGGATGCTTGACAACATCAAGTTGTCGTATTTTCAAGACAACAGAATAAGCGGATATCAAGTGATTAAAGATCCGTCCTGGCCCGAAGTGACCACTATTGAGCAATTTGAAAATTTGCCGCTAACTATCAGAGAAGAATGCGTTAACATGCATAACCTGCGTTACTTAGAATTTTCTAAAGATTGCCCTGATTGCCCGAGACACATCCTAAGAGAGTTTTTTAAAATAGGATTCAAATACCCAGAGCAACAAGGATTCATGACTCAACAGCAAAAAATGACCTATGATGGTTCCAATGATGTATTAATGTTTCCGGTAAGTAGTTTTTACAACACAGATAAGTTTATTGAGCAACTTCGATGCATTGCTGACTGGACAGGTTATAATTTTGAGCCGTCGCAGGATCTAGTAGATCTGCATTTGGAATTTTTGTCCAAACAACCTTACAAAAATTCCAAACACACTTGCGATAAACTAATTGCAGAGATTATTTCACAAACCGCAACGTCTTTGCCCAATCTCACACTATTAGAAGAAAGTTACATTGAGTCTCAGTTGGAATTGCATTACAATAAAGAGTTCCCTTTTGGCAACGATAAGTGGTTCAGCATACAAGATTTATACAACGAACTTAAACTATGAGCGCAGACATTGATTTAGACTTTGCTAATCGCGAAGATATACTGAAACTTATTCAGCACGTTCCTGCACGACAAGTTGTTGACGGTAAAGTACGTCGTCATAATTCAGGGGTATATGTAACAGAAATACCTCGAGATTCTATTAACAAATGTGCAAGCATTGATTACGAAACAGCAGAAGATCGTGGGTATTTTAAAATAGACTTTTTGAACATGGGTGTGTATCAGTTGGTTCAAAGCCCTGAACACTATGAGCAGATGTTGGCAGCAACACCACCTTGGAGTCGTTTGTGGACTGATCCAGACTGGGCAAAGCAATTAGCACACGTGGGCAATTATACAGATTTGTTAAAGATAATGAAGCCAGATTCAATTCCAAGACTGGCTGCATTTATTAGTATTATTCGTCCGGGCAAAGCGCATTTGCAAAAACAGCCCTGGGCCGACGTGTTTGCAAGTGTATGGGACGGAGACGACAGTCGAGGCTATACGTTTAAAAAAGCGCATGCTATCAGTTATGCAGCATTGGTGGCGCTGCATATGAATTTAATCCATACGTCTAACCAGAGTAATTGATTTGCGTTTGCTCTTCTTGCGAGCAATGTCCATTAAACTACACACAGGGCCGTGTAGTATTTCTAAGTCTTTGTTAACAAATGTGCGCAGGGTTGGTTTAAATTTGTCCCAGTCTTTGCGCAGGAAAATGTTAATTGGGATAGATCTGTTGCTTTCCCACCACCAGGTATTAGCAAGTTCCAAGAATTGCATCTTGTCCTCTTGTGTTTGTATGCTACCGAAGTCGTAGATAGTAGTGACTACATCGTCTCTATTTTGTACAATGCCCACATATTCAGCGTTGGCATACACGCATAATGTTATAAACGGGTATTTTTCCGTCAGTTTTTCAAATATATTATTACCCATAAATACTGTTCGAGGATTCCTATGTATTCAACCACTGCTTACTTATATCAACAAATTACCAGAGTGCTACTAGTTGACACCAGTGGTGGATACTTCACAATGAGGTACGACCCAGTGTACGCAAAACAACTAACAGTAAACAAAGGCGTGGACAACGTTCTACTCTTTGAATTCATTAACCAAGATCAAAAACCTGTGAACATCACAGGTAGCACCTTTCTATTTCGTTTGCTCAACCAAGCCGGTGATACCGTTTTACTTAGCAAGGAAACAGAGACACTCAGCGCACCACTTGGGCGTATTAAAGTAGTTCTAACCCCTGCTGAAACTGATATTATCACAGCACAGCCGGGCAGTTACAGTTTGGTTCGCACATCAGGTAATTATGAGCAAGCAGTGTATGTGGATGCAAATTCTCAGGCACGAGCAGACTGTAACATTGTAGATAGTGTACTACCACAGTTTATTCCCAGCGCACCGGTTACATCGCCGGACATTTACGGCAAGCAACAATATTTCCAAACAGCCCCTACAAACTGGCCAGACTGGGCATTAACACCACAGCCGCTGAATGGTTATCAAACATCTGAATACTATTCTAGTCAAATGCCCACAACTGGTGCAAGTTTTACAACTGTTAAAATGGACTTAATTCATTATACTGGATACATCAAAGTTCAAGGTGCAGACAATTATGAATCTGTTTGGTACGATGCCACTCCGGCAACCTTGTATCTGGATCATACTGGACCGATTTATATCAACGTATTGGGATATCATCCATTGTTGCGTATTGCCTTTAACAATCAATATGGTTGGGGTGCAACTGCAACAGCAACAGTTAGTACCGAAGGTGTTGTAACTGGCATTAGTTTGAATTACGCCGGTCAAGATTACCTTGCGCCACCGTATGTTCAAATCCTAGGTGATGGCACAGGTGCAACAGCCGAAGCCACAGTGGATGGCGGGGTTGTTTCCAGCATCACTGTTACCAATGGCGGGCAAGGTTACTGGCCAATTCAATTGGGCAGCAATACCCAGGCCACGGTTTGGATCACAAACGGCTTGGTACAAAACATAGAATACCGATAATCATTGCAATCGCTCGAACATCCTGCTATAATTACTAGATGTTCGATGTGGTTTCTTATCTCCCTGCTAAACGCAAACAAACTCCCAGCGGTTGGATAAGTTTCAACGCACCTTGTTGTGATGATAAACGCCAGCGAGGCGGACTCAAAGCAACAGAACAAGGCTGGAGTTATCATTGTTTTAACTGCGGCACAACTGCAAGTTTCATTCTTGGGCGCACATTAGGATACAAAGCACGTAAATTCCTTTCAACGTTGGGTGTTCCAGAAAACGAAATTGAACACATTAATTTAGAAAGCATACGCCATCGCAACATACACGGGCTATTAGAAGATCGTCAAAAGACTTTTAATATTCTGTCTAATATTGAGTTTGAAGAGTTTGATGACTTTCCTCCTTGGTCTGAAGTAGTCCCGGGGGAAGGTGATTACAGAGATTATTTGCGCGGTCGTCGAGTGCCAGATGACTATCCAGTGATGTTTCAAGCAAGAAATGACGGCATCCATTGGGTTAGACCCAACGTTGTTATTCCGTTTACCTACGATAACAAAGTTGTGGGGTGGACTGCTAGGATGCTTGACAACAAAACGCCCAAGTATATCAATCATACACAACCGGGCTATGTGTTTGGCACAGACTTGCAACACAACGACTGGGAACATGTTCTAGTAATGGAAGGTATCTTCTGTGCGCTGAGTATATCCGGACTGGCAGTAATGCACAACACTATTAGTGATGCACAAGCAAGATTAATACGTAGTCTGGGCAAACAAATTACAGTAGTTCCAGACCAAGACAAAGCAGGCCTTGAGTTAATAGATCGTGCAGTGGAACTTGGTTGGGCGGTAAGTATACCTGAGTGGGGCGACCACAACAAAGACGTAAATGATTCAGTAGTGGAGCATGGAAAATTAGCAACACTGTTGATGATTATGCAGGCCAGAGAAACAAGTAAAATTAAAATTGAACTAAGGAAGAAGCAACTTGCTAAAAGATTACGGGCGTGATGTCCAAAAACTATTTTTAGAAATGATGTTAGAGGATGCGCAAAGTTATGTGCGTGTTCAGAATATCTACAACCCAGATAACTTTGACAAGAGTTTGCGACCTGCGGCTGAGTTTATCAAAGAACACAGTTCTAAATATAACACACTTCCTGATCGCACACAAATATCAGCAGCCACAGGAGTTAAACTGGAACATGTTCCTGACTTGAATGAAGGACACTATGACTGGTTCATGCAGGAGTTTGAAGGCTTTACTAAACGCCAAGAACTTGAACGGGCTATTCTCAAAGCCGCTGACTTGCTGGAAAAAGGCGAGTTTGAACCTGTTGAAAAATTAATCAAGGATGCTGTGCAGATTAGTTTAACAAAAGACTTAGGTACAGACTTTTGGCATGATCCCGAAGGTATGTTTACCAAGTACTTTGATGCGGGCGGACAAGTATCCACAGGTTGGCCACAAGTGGACAGATTGCTTTACGGCGGTTTTAGCCGCGGCGAATTGAATATCTTTGCAGGTGGCTCGGGCTCAGGTAAATCCTTGGTTATGATGAACATTGCACTGAACTGGGTGCAAATGGGCTTACATGGCGTGTACATATCTCTAGAACTTTCAGAAGAACTAACAGGCCTGCGTACAGCGGCTATGTTAACTGACATGTCAACCAAAGACATTCGCAAGGACAAAGAAACAGCCGCGTTGAAGATCAAGATGGTTGGTAGAAAAGCAGGTAGTTATCAAGTTAAAGCCCTGCCGGCACAAAGCAACATCAACGATATTCGTGCTTTCTTGAAAGAGTATCAAATTAAAACAGGACACAAAGTTGACTTTATGATGGTTGACTATTTGGACTTGTTGATGCCTGTATCGGCTAAAGTTAGCCCCAACGACTTGTTTGTTAAGGACAAGTATGTTTCTGAAGAATTGCGCAACTTGGCCAAGGAACTGGGTATTTTGCTTGTGACAGCATCGCAGTTGAATAGAAGTGCTGTGGAAGAAATTGAATTTGATCACTCACATATTTCAGGTGGTATTTCTAAGATCAACACAGCGGATAACGTGTTTGGTATCTTTACAAGTCGTGCTATGAAAGAGCGTGGCAAGTATCAAAT